CAACATTAGGAACAGTTTCAATACCGTATTTTGGTCGTGAAATTAAACTTCCTGGTAATCGAACATTTGCAGATTGGACTATAACCATTATTAATGATGAAAACTTTGCTATTCGTTCTGCAATGGAAGGTTGGATGAATGGCATTAATAATCACGTTGCTAACGTAAGAGATCCAAATGCGCTTACACCAAACTCATATACAGTAAATGCGGCAGTTACTCAGTACGATAAAACTGGTAATCCTATTGGTAGTAGTTCATTAACTGGTCAATCGTCTGGTAAATTTAACGGCGGTACATACAACTTCGTTGGTATGTTCCCTATTGATATATCTCCAATTTCATTAGATTGGGGTTCAAACGATACAGTAGAAGAATTTGATGTGACGTTTGCATATCAATATTGGACTAATACAGCAAGCACTGACGTTTAATAGACTTTATTATACGGGAAAGTCTAACTTTCCCAGTTATGAATTATTTGAATTGGATCAAAAACAAATATGGCAACAAATTCGAAATTTAATCTCTTTGGTTTTACCATTTCTCGTGAAAAAGACGAAAAAGAAATAAAATCTCAACAGAGTTTTACTCCGCCCACAAATGACGATGGAGCCTTAACTATAACAAGTGCTGCATATTACGGCACTTATGTTGATTTAGATGGTACATCTAAAAATGAAGTAGAATTAATTTCTCGATATCGTGAAATGGCAATGCAACCTGAGATCGAATCTGCAATAGATGATATCATAAATGAAGCTATATGCGAAGACGACGACGGTAAAAATATCAAAATAATAATGGATAATTTGAAACAACCAGATAAAATCAAAGAATCTATTAAAATTGAATTTAATAATATTTTAAAAATATTAAATTATAATAATATGGCACATGATATTTTCCGTAGATATTATGTTGACGGAAGACTACATTATCACATCATTATAGATAAAGAAAATCCAACAGCGGGTATTCGTGAACTTAGATATATTGATCCAAGAAAATTAAGAAAAGTCAGAGAAGTTAAAAAGAATAAAGACGAAAGAACTGGCGTAGAAATAATGAACGTCATCAATGAATATTATATTTTTAATGACAAAGTTGTTTCTGGTAGTTCATCAAATTTTGGTCCAGTCGGCGTTAGAATTACAACAGATTCTATTATTTCTGTTGTCTCTGGTCTTATGGATTCTCGCAGAGCAGTTGTTCTTTCATATCTACATAAAGCGATTAAACCGCTGAATCAATTACGCATGATCGAAGATGCGACAGTTATATATCGTATTTCTCGTGCGCCAGAACGTCGAATTTTCTACATTGACGTAGGTAATTTACCAAAGTTAAAAGCAGAACAATATTTGCGTGACATTATGGTGAAGTATAAAAATAAACTTGTTTATGACGCAAATACTGGTGAAGTTCGTGATGACAGAAAACAATTATCAATGTTGGAAGATTTTTGGTTACCTCGTCGTGAAGGCGGTAAAGGTACTGAAATTGCTACATTGCCTGGTGGTCAAAACTTAGGTGAATTAGAAGACGTTAAATATTTTGAGAAAAAACTATATAAAGCATTGAGTGTTCCAGTTTCACGTTTGAATCCAGAAACGTCTGGTTTTTCAATGGGAAGAACTAACGAAATTACTCGTGACGAATTGAAATTTGCAAAATTCGTTGATCGTATGCGTAATAAATTTTCTGATCTTTTTTCTCAAGCATTACGTGTTCAATGTGTAATGAAAGGTATTTGTACAGACGATGAATGGAAAGAATTTAAAGAATATATTCATTTCGATTTTATAAAAGACAATAATTTTACTGAACTAAAAGATGCAGAATTATTAAAAGAACGTCTTTCGTTATTAGAAGCAGTCGATCCTTATACTGGAGTTTACTTCTCTAAAGTTTGGATTCAAAGAAATGTTTTACGATTAACAGACGATGAAATCGAAGCAATGGAAAAAGAAATGGACAACGAAAAGAAAATGGGTCTTGGTCTTCCAGTCGGCGTAATGAATGATGTTGCACAATCTCATATGTTAAGTCAAGTGCCACAGCAACCATCGCATCCAGATGATAGAAAAAAAGATAAATAAATCATTACTTTAAAAAGGAAATAACATGTCAACAAGAGATTTAATCGATTATGCACAAGATGGAAATGCTGTTGAATTTAGAAAAGCATTATATAACGACATTCATGATCGTGTAGTTGCACACATTGAAGATAAGAAAAAAGAAATCGCTAACGGTTTAATGGGTCAACACGAAGAAATTGAAATCGAAGAAGAATATTCACTTGAAGATTTCACTCAAGAAGAAATTGAAGAATTCATGCAAACTGAAGACTATGAACAGTTGGATGAATTGAGTAAGAAAACTTTAGGTAATTATATTAAAAAAGCAACACATAGTGTTTCTGATACAAATTACAAAAGAGGATTGAGTGCGGGACTTAGTGATAAACCATCAGAACATAAAACTCCAGAACTCATGAAAAAACTTGTGGATAGAAAATACAATATAAGAAAAGCTGTTGATCGTTTAACTAAAGAAAATATAAACGAAGCTCGTGAAGATTTCACTCAAGAAGAAATAGAACTAGATGAATCACCAGCTCGTTCTGATATTCCTGCCGCTATTCGTAAGGATCGCGGTGACGTGCCGTTAACAACAGCAGAAATTAAGAGTAGAAACTCTGCTCCTCCAGGTAAAACAAATCCTCTTCGTTACGGTCAAAGACAATCTCCATTGAATCGTATAAAAAGTGTTGCTGATTCTGCAATGAAAAGAATGAAAAAAGAATCAATGATGGGTACTGCTGGTGCGACTTCCGAATCTGTTGAGTTCTTAGAAGAAGAAGGTCTATTGGATATGTATATAAAATCTTTAGGTATGAATCCTGAAACTATTTCTAGAGATAAAAAAATCGGATATGCAAATTCGGAGGCTTTCCTAAAATGGAAAAAGTCACATCAAGCAAAAAATTAAAAGAAATCATAAGCGAATCTCAATTATCTGAAGCATCATCGCTAAAAGATTATTTAGAAAAACGTGGCTATAACTACAAAACACTATCAACTAGTGCTAAAATTAGTCACGGGAACTCAAAAGATTTTGATAACTATAAAAAGCAAAGATCGATTCGTTCAGAAGATGTAACTGAAGATTTGACTACGTCTAGAAAAACTGGTACTGACATTCGTTCTAAAGAAATTAATTCTCCTACAGCAAAAAGAGAAAGACAAATCAATAGATCAGTCAAACATTATGCGATCAGACCTGTGTCTGCAACAGCACCAATCAACAAAGAATCTGTTGAAGAAGCGGCTAGAGTAGGTGGTTACATCCCGGGTCTTTCATTTAAGAATGATATGACTGTCATAGGTTCTCACATTTTCAATAAACTGAATAAAAATAAAGCACCAGACGAGAAAGACACAACTAAAGCAGACATTAAAAGTAAACTTAATGGTAAAGTTGTTTATAGAGACACAACAGAAAAAGATAAAATTTCAGATACTAAACAAATCAAAAATAGTCCAAAACAAATTGAAAAAGCTAAAGACAATTTAAAGTTGAAAAATGAAGAAATTGAACAACTTGATGAATTAGGAAAAAGAACACTTGCTAGATATATCAAAAAAGCAAAAGATAATAAAGGAACTTTAGATTTTCATAAAGGTATCAACGCAGCAACTATCGGCAAAGGTGCTAGTATGCCATATCATTTAAAGTCTAAGAAAAGAAGTCAAGGTATTGATAGAGCAGTTGATAAATTAACTAAAGAAGAAAATGAACAAATTGATGAAAGAAAGAAACAGTTAATGAAATCTGCTCGTATGATTAAGTCATTATACAAAAGAAATAAAATGACTGAAGAAACATATGATTGGGAAAAAGAAGATAAATCAGTAAAAACGTATGGTAAGAAACCTAAATTTGATAAAAGCGATGAAAAATCAAATGTGGGTGAAAACAAACCAACTGCTGTTGCAATTCTTTCTGGTGGAACAACACTAACTGGTTCTAAAAGAGATGTCATCGAGATAGATCCCGCAATGAGAAATAGACCAGGTCAGCCTGAAATAGCAAAAAAAGATCAAATTAACAAAAACAATAAAGATAAATAGTATTATAACCAAAGGCTAATCAAGGAGATAATAATGCCAGCATGGTCAAATAACGATTCGATTACATCAAAACCTAAGTTTGCAAATTTACGCACAACAAGAGAAGTTGTGCAATTAACTGTTGCAAATACAGCGTTTTCTGGTGGTTCAAATTCAACAATTACATTTACATACTATGATGGTACTGCATCATCAAATTTATCAAATGTAATTTCAATTGGTAACTACGTAATTGCGGCAAACGTTGGTGCTAACGGTGTTTCTGGTTTTTTTAAATCAAACAATAATGTAGTTTCTATTAGTGCAAATAGCGTAACATTTACAACACCACTTTGGGGAAACGTTGTAACTGGTTCTACCGTCGAATTTGATAAAGCAATCACATATTCATCAAGTCACGCAAACAATTCGTTTATGTTTGCAGATACCATTCTTATTACAGATACTCGTTTAGCTAATACAGCAAACAATGGTTATCCAAATACGGCGTATATGTTTGGAAATCAAAATTCTGGTTGGGTTAAAATTAGACAAAAAACAAATGCTGACGGAACTGTTCGTTATTTGAAAGAAACTATGGTTTGTTTAGCTAGTCCTGTAGCATCTAACGTAAATTCTGGAAACACAAGTCAAATTCAAGCGTTTACTGGTTTATAATTAATGTGACAATACGAATGAGTACATGTGTGCTCATTCATAAAATAAGAAAAACTATGTTTGAAAATTTGAATGATGATAATTTTTTATTATATGCTATAAAATGCTACAATGCACCAAATTGTATCATTTCAGAATTTGAAGAAGATTTAAAAAAAATAAAATATCTAAAAAGACTTTTTAGAAAATATAAATCTACTAATGTTTTGAGAGAAAGATTAATTTTAAATCATATTATTTTATTAAATAATGTTTTTGGTCCAGAAGCAACTCCTAGAATTTTATTTTATAAAATAGATGAAAGAGATTTTGATATATTAAAAACTTTTTTATTATATTTAAATATTATGCCAGATATAGTCTTGAACATAAACGGGGTCGATATCCCATCTACAGATATACAGATAGATTTAGCCGCAGCGGCAATACTAAGGAAAATATGAAAACGTTCAAAGAATTCTTTAAAGAATCTGAAGATGTTCCACCAGAAGGTGTTCCTAAACATATTTGGGATTTACATAAAAAACATGTGGATGCCGAGAAAAAAGCACAATCATTTAATTACGGTGGCGCAAAACGTAATCATACCATGACATTTAGACGACTGCATGCATCTATCGTAAAACACATGCCAGACGACGAAAAAGGTCAATATGAATTACACGCTAAAATGAACCAAGAAAGAAGAAAAAGAGAAGAAGATTGAAAACATTCAAAGAATATATCTACGAAACTGGTCGTTGTTGGACTGGATATAAGCCTGTTAAAAATAAAAAAGCATATTCTAAAGGAAGTTGCGAAAAAGAAGAAACAGAAGTAGTTCAAGAAGATGGTATGGGTGCTGGTGCAGTAGCTTCTGCTGGACCGACTAATACTGTTGGTAGTGGTGCGATTGCTGGATCTGGCGGTAAAGGTGGCGAACCAGGTGTTGATTTAAGAAAGCGTAAAAAAGATTTTTCAAAAAGTAATCCAGTAATGATGGGTATGATGAATAGAAAACTTCCAAAAATATAATAAAGGATTTAAAATGTGGCTCATAAATTTTTTACCAGATTTTGTTTTTCATATAATGGTTCTGATTGGTGGAATTGGAATTCTTGCTAGTTTGTTTTTATCGTTCGTTCCATTGGTTAGTTCTTACAAACTTTTAATACAGCTTTTTTCAATTATATTATTAGTTTTTGGTATCTATTTCGAAGGCGCAATTAATGATAGCAAAGACTGGAAACAAAAAGTTGCAGATATGGAAGCAAAAGTTTCTATCGCAGAACAAAAATCTGCGGATTTAAATACTAAAATACAACAAATACTCGAAGTGAATGTCGCCAATGATAAAGGAAAAGAAAATGCTCAAACTCAAATCATTCAAAAAGTTATTACGAAATATGATAATATCTGTAAGTTGTCTGATGATATTATCAGGTTGCATGACAGTGCCAGTCAAAACCGAATTCCCAATAGCACCAGCGGAGCTACTACAAACGCCACCGATGTTACAACAGGTAAGAACTGATAATTCTACATCTGATGTAAAACTTTCTGATTTTGTACAAATTGTAGTTAATAATTACAATACATACTATGATCAAAGAGAAATCCTTCTTGCTTGGCAACAATGGTATTCAGAAAACAAAAAAATATTCGATGATGCAAACAAATGATTACAGTAGATCAACTTCAACATATCGCACCAGAAAATAAAGATATAAAAAATTGGTGCGATACTTTTAATAATCATATTGAATCGTATGAAATAAATACACCTGCTCGAATTGCTGCGTTTCTAGCACAGTGCGCCCATGAATCTTCAGATTATACTGTTTTAACTGAAAATTTATTTTATCGTACAGAAACATTATTGAATTTGTGGCCAAAATATTTCCCAACGCATATGATAGCAGAAGAATATGCAATGCATCCAGAGAAAATTGCAAATAAAGTTTATGCTAATCGAATGGGCAATGGAAATGAATTATCTGGCGATGGTTGGAAATACCGTGGCAGAGGTTTGATAGGAATAACTGGTAAATCACAATATCAAAATTTTGCAGAAGTTTTAAAAGTATCGATTGATGATTGTCTAATTTATATGAATTCGAAAGACGGTGCTGTAGAGTCTGCTTGTTGGTTTTGGAAAACAAAAAACATAAATACTTTTGCAGACAAAAAAGATATTATTGGTATGACTAAAGCTATTAATGGTGGTCTGAATGGTTTAGCAAATAGAAAAATAAAATACCAATTAGCCTTGGAAGTAATAAAATGAAAAACGTATTAAAAGATATCGTTACAGGTAAAAACAATGAAACAGTCGATATCGCTCGTTTATTATGGCTATTATCAACTATCGCAGTGATGGCAGGCTGGGCATGGGACATCATACATAATGATAGTATTCATATGATGGATTTTGCACAATCTGTTGCTGTACTTGCAGGTGCTTTTGGTGCTTCACTATACATGAAGAAAGATACTGAGCCGACAAATAATAGTGACAAAAAGGATTAATTATGAAAAAATTCAAAATATTTTTAATTATATTGACATCAATTTTTCTTATGTTCTTAATTGAAAATAAAGCACACTCTGAAGTATTTAAAACAAAAAAAGATATTATTTGTACAACATTACCAGAAATGGAAAAAGCTATTTCCGAATGGGAAGAAAAGGAAGTTTGGACAGGATTTTCACCTAAAGAAAAAACATTATATACTTTTTTTTATAATGTAGAAAAGAAAACTTGGTCTATTATTCAATACAATAGCGAAGTATCATGTATAGTTGGTTTTGGTGAAGGCGATATTCCAAAAACAGAAAAGAAAACTCAGGAGCAATGATTTAAAATGGAACACGAAACAAGACCTTCTACCAATATTCAAGTCGATGTTGGTGTATTGAAAGAACAAGTGTTGACATTAACATCATTATGTAGTAAGATAGATGAAGTTATCGAAAAACTCGTCGATCAGCACGATAGACACATAGAAAAAGTATACGACGACATGGAAAAACGCAGATTAGAAACAGAATCGGACATAAAAGAAATTCATGATCGTATTGATACTGTACTAGACAAAGTTCAAGGTACTGAATTGCGTATTATGGACGAAATAAAATCTCTCCATAAACACATGATGGAACACAACAAGCAAGAAAAAGAAGCCCTTGATAAAATGAATCAATGGAAGTGGATGATTTACGGTGGTATTGCCGTTGTTACATGGGCATTAGCGCATTCAGACTTAAATTCGGTAATACATTTATTTCTTAAATAATTTTTTGGTAGTATTATATCATGAGCGCATATATTGACAGGAAATTCCTGCTTCAAATGTCATCTAAATTGGGTAGATTTTCACAAAAGAAAACAGACCTTTTTAATTTCAGATGTCCTCTCTGTGGAGACTCACAGAAAAACAAATTAAAGACCAGAGGTTACGTATATAGAAAATCTAACGATTATTTTTATATGTGCCACAATTGCGGTGTTAGCACAACATTTTATAATTTCATTAAACAAGTTGATCCGACTTTATCAAAAGAATATCAATTAGAACGATATAAAGCAGGCGAAACGGGTAATAATAATTATCCAAAACCTACCTTAGACGAATATAAAACTGAGGCACCAATTTTCAAACAAAAAATAAATCTACCATCTATTGAATCTTTACCAGATGCACATTTTGCTAAAGTGTATGTAAAACAAAGAAAGATACCAGAATCATTTCATTCATCCCTCTACTACTGTGAAGATTATGCGAATTTTGTTGCTAGTTATGGAATTGAAAAAAATATACCCGCTGAAGACAAACGCCTTATCATCCCATTTTACGATAAACAAAAAAATCTAATTGGTTTTCAGGGAAGAGCATTAGGCGAATCGAAAATAAGATACATAACAATTAAACTTAGCGATGAAGGAAAAAAGATTTATGGACAAGAACGTATAGATTCGGATAAAACAATATATGTATTTGAGGGCCCTATAGATTCTATGTTTATAGATAACGCTGTCGCTACAGCAGATTCACATCTACAAGCTGTTGGAGACGTTTTCGACAAGGGTAGTATAGTTTTAGTGTTTGACAATGAACCACGCAACAAAGAGCTTTTGAAGCAGATTGAACGTGCAATTGATGAACATTTCAATGTTGTGATATGG